TGCTTTATTAGGAAAGGTGTAAGACTCTCTAACTTCAGAGCCATTAACAATATATTCAAGTATCCACATAGTATATAGTTTTACTTAAGTAATAAGAAGCTTAAAAGAAAAGGGAGATTGCTCTCCCTTAACTTAAACCATTAAGAGTTGGGATTCTTTACCCATTCCTTAATAGTTACAACTCCATTGATAATAACATAAACAATCATAGCTCAAAATTTTATTGGTTCTTGACAAGTAAAAAGAAGTATAATAAAAGGGAATTAAATTCCCTATAACATTGGTGTTAACATACATGCCCAAAACAAATATGAGAATATCATGGACGGGATTATAAAAGTACCCATAGACATTAACAATCCCATAAATGATCCTAACAATGTAACACCAAATAAATAATAACCAACTGTTTTCATAATAAATAGTTTAATGATTTAAACAAGTAAAAAGAAGTTAAAAAATAAAGGGGATTACTCCCCTTAATACTCTGGATTTTCATAAGCATCTAACATGTTGCTTAATGCAATTCTCATAAACTTGTCATTGTTTTCCTGACACTTATCTTGAAAATCTAAATATTCTACAAGCTCTTTTCTAAAATGCTTTAACCAACCTGTATCACTCATAGTAGTATAAGCATGGTCAGGAAGATTTATTCTTTTATCCAGCATCCAAAGAATTCCGTGTACTGTGTCTTTATCTAATTTTCCCCATCTCTTAATGTCTGTTTGTGTGATTTCTGATTTGTCAATTTTTGTTTCCATAATAAATAATTTAATAGTTCTTGGTAAGTAAGAAGAAGTATAAAGGGCCTAAGCCCTTATACACCTATTATTCTCTCAAAGAGTCTAATACCTGCCATGGTTGCCATCATTGCCAGAGCCATGCTTGCTACATAAGTAGACACAAGGTTAAGGCCGAATATTATATGCATAATATACGTTGAAGATGTAATTACTACCACAGGTGTGATGAACAACACAGAGAACATAACAATACCAACAAGTAACTTTTTCATGATAAAAATTTTAATGATTCAACATCTGTAGAAAGAAGTACCAGAAACTTTCTGCTACAAAATATTTACAAATTATTCTACAATTCAACATGCCTAGTAGAAAGAAGTAGGGGGTACTACCAGCTGTGGCAAGTGGGGGGGTCTGCTTATATACGATCCCTAACACTGCATAACACATAATAATTCAAAATAACAATGCAAAACACACAAAAATTTAAATTAACAATGTCTAATACAAAATATACATGTGTAAGATTAAATAAGTATATTTGTTATATGAAGATTATTGTTGTTATACTTATTGGGCTACTATTGACCGGGTGCAAGTCTACTAGCAGGTGTGATGCTTATAGTAAGACTGATATCCGGAAATAGTTTGTATATTAAAATAAAAGGATATGTGTTATACTAGAGAACAAATAGAACGTGCTGTAAAAGCTAAAGGTTATAAGTGGTTTGAAGATGCTGCTAATAAAGGGTATGATGTTAATGTTGTGGGTGTCCGCAATAATTCTCCCGCAGTTTATAAAAAAGTAACCAATGTATTTGATGATTGGTTAACTGTTACATTTAAGGATAGCTTAGGTAACTGGAACTTTTTCTGTTGGAATGCTACTACAGATCCTGGTAAGAAAGGAGTACAACAGTTTCATAATGCCAAAGGTGTAGCAAGACTAGTACCTGGACAGTATAGATCTACATGGATGGTTGATAAGCATCAGGGCAAATATGATGCTTTGTGTCAAAGACTAGGAGAGGTAACTGTATGGAGAGATGGTAATAAAGATTTAGTGTTTGATGAGAAAGTAAAAGATACTGGTGTGTTTGGTATTAACATCCACAAAGCAGGCACTGACAGCACATGGGTAGAGAATTGGAGTGAGGGATGTCAGGTGTTTAAAAGAGTAAAGGACTTTGATGAGTTTATGTCTATATGTAAAAGGGCAGCTAAGATACACGGCAATAAGTTTTCTTATACACTATTAGAGTCTACAGATATCTAAAACTAGTGTTATGAAAGAGTATGATATGGGTAAATATATCTTAATAGCTGGTAATAATGCTACTGAGATATTTGATTACTATGATGTTACAGAAATGCACGGGTTAAACCGTAAAGATGCTCAAGCTGAAGAAGTAGATAAGACTGTTGGCAATGGGGTTTATATTTATGGACTTACTAACTATGATCCTGCTGATAAAAAGCTAACAGCAAAAGCTCCATACAAACCTTTTATATTTATTAATCTAGGGACATTTAAGAAATACTCTCTTACAGAGAAAGCCACAGCAGTTATGCATGAAACTATGCATATGAGTCTTCTACTAAATAACTGGAATATCAAGGATAAAGAAGAAGAAGCTATTCAGTTTGCTGAGGACGAAGCAAATAAGATTATTGAAAAGCTAGGATTTAGTACAAAGGAACAACCAAAGAAAAACTTCTTCAAAAAATAATGGCACACATAGAACATAATTTCTTTCCTCTCAAGGTATTTGTTAGGAATGAGTACATGTACCAGGGTACAAAAGGTCATGGAGAATTTACTCCGGGGGTAATTATATCTGTTAGATGTATGCCGGGACAAGCAGCATTGTTCCAGGTATTGTTAGAGAATGGCGTACTTAGAGATAAACTACCAAGCCATGCTCTACTGACTAAGCCAGAGTTACCAGATCCAGATCTACCATTTCACTTTCTACAGATATGGAATTGCTTCTCTTATAACTTTACTTTGTTACATCTATCATATTTGTATGATGCACCAGTAGAAGTGTATATGAAAGATCACAAGTTCTACCCAGGTAGTTACTATGCAACAATAAACTGGGGGTCAAATGACTTTAATACAGATTTATCTTTAGCTGAAGATGCACTAGAACACAAGAGTCATCATATTATTTTATTAGATAATGGTCAAATAGCACTGCAACCAAACAATAGAATAAAATGGTCTGAGCCAAGTTTTGTTACTAAGCCTTTTCCAGAGAAACCAGATTACTTAGTTAACAAAGATTACTATAACTGTGAGGGATTTGATAAGTGGCACACAGAAGATTCAGAAAGAATGTTTTATGATAACGAATAATTAAGTATATTATATAGTACTTAATTATTTATATCATGGCAAAAATAAAAGAAGCTCCAAAAAAAATAGTTGCAGTAAAAGTATCCCGTCCAGGAATACATGCTAAAACTAAAACTAGCAAACTTAAAGCAAGTAAGAATTATAAAAAGTTATATAGAGGACAAGGTAAATAAATTTTTTATTTATATTTGTCTGTGACTCTAGAAGAAAAAGTACTTTGGGAAAAGGCTACTACTCTTGCAGAAGACAACCTGCAAGCTAGAGAATTATTTGAAAAATTAAAAACCAATAAAATGCAATTAAAAGGAAAAAGGGTTTTATTAAATAAACCAGAAGTAAAAGAATCTCAATTTGAATTAAGTGAAGCTGATAAGCTTGCACTTGAAATGGATATGAGAAAGACATGGACAAGACTTGAGATTTATGCAGTGGGGGATGAAGTAGAAAGTGTAAAGCCTGGGGATCATGTATATATTGGCATTACTGGCTTACAAGCATCTGAAGCAGTAGAGCTTGAAGATGGTATGAAGTTAATGGTTGCTGAAAGAGACATAGCAATTGTATGGTAAATCTAACTGATGAGTTTAACAACATGCCTATGTCAGATAAAATCAATGGGAAAGAAATTCCTGTAGAACCAAGAATAGTAAATTTAGAAAGACCCGGATATTATGGTGGTGCAGGTCATACTTATGAAGTATTTAATGTACTAGAAGCATGGGGCTTAGATGAAGACTTCTATTTAGGGAATGTGATAAAGTACTTAGCAAGAGCTGGTAAAAAAACTTACACCAAGAAAGAAGATTTACAAAAAGCTTTAGTATATTTACAAAGAAGAATAGATAAATTATGAGTGAAGAAATGATGATTCAAGAAATTAAGATGTACACATTTGGAGACATCTTAGTTGGTTTAGACTCAGAAGAAATTAATGAGACTGAACAGATAATTGAAATTAGAAAAATATTTTCTAAGCTTGCAGAGGATTTAAAAGATAATTATAATCTTAATAGATCACCTGTAAAGAGTTTATTGTTTGATCAAGCAATTGGGCAAATTTCTGCTACACAACTTCTTGTAGAGAAGTTATTAAAAATGAAATGATGAAGATTTTAGCTATCATAATATTATTATTTGTAATAGCAGTATTATGGATGATTGCCCATGTAATGTATAAACCTGCATATGATAAATTTAGAAAAGAATATGTATCAGATAAAGATAGTATTAAACTAGCAGTAGTCTGTGTATTCTTTATGTTGTTTTTTGCATTTACCATTGGCCTACTACTCTAGCCTGTTCTCTTCTTTCCAATGGTTTACTTCAGGCTATAATCCCCGGTTGCAAAGCTGGGGATTTTTTTGTATATTAGTTTATGGCAGAAATTATAAATCAGGGTCAAGTAAATGTTTTAGGTACAGTAATATATACGGGTGTAGCTGGGCCCCTATCTACTAAAATAACCTTATTAAAGTTTTATAATCCAGCAGCTTATATACTTACCTTAAATAGATATGATGCTTTAACAGCATCTACTGAAACAATATATGAGTTTAATTTATCTGCTGGAGATTCAGTTACTGATAATACTCTATATGCCCTAAACCCAGGAGATCAATTAATTGTATATAGTGATATAGTAGGGACATCATACTATGTTTACGGTACAGATTATGCTTAGTAAATATGCAAGTAATAGATAGTAATGGTAATGTATTTGGTGGTGGGATTGAGATAACTGGTCCTGATGGTAAACCAAAAACTACTGGTGGTGGGGGTGGATCTCCTACTGGCCCAGCAGGTGGGGATCTTTCTGGTACCTATCCTAATCCAGGAGTTGTATGGACTAATGGTGTACCTACTTATGATCTACAGTATTATCCATTAAGTACAAACCCAGCAGGATATATTAGTAGTATTTCTGCATTAGATATTACAACAGCTTTAGGATACACACCATATGATGCAAGTAACCCTGCAGGATATATAACTTCATCTGCACTTACTCCATATTTAACTTCAGCTACTGCTGCTAGTACTTACTATCCTTTAACTAATCCATCAGGTTATATTACAAGTGCAGCTCTCTCAGGTTATTTAACTGCAGCAACAGCCGCTAGTACATATTATCCCCTTACAAATCCTAATGGATATATCACAGGTATAACAGGATTAGATGTAACCACAGCACTTGGATATACTCCTTATGATAGTACTAATCCTTCTGGATATATAAGTGGTATATCTGCTCTTGATATATCTACAGCATTAGGCTATACTCCATTTCCAACTCCAACAGGAACTGTTCTTGAATATATTCAAGGTGATGGTACACTTGCTGTATTTCCAAGTATACCTTCAGTAACCCCATCAGCATTAACAAGAGTTAATGATACAAATGTTACTCTTACATTAGGAGGTACACCTGCTAGTGCATTACTACAACCTGTTTCATTAACATTAGGTTGGACAGGTACTCTTGCAGATGCAAGAATAGCATCAGCAGTTACTTGGAATGCTAAACAAGATGCTATAACTTTAACTACAACTGGTACATCAGGTGCAGCTACACTACTTGGTAGTACTTTAAATATACCTAATTATACATCTGGAGGTGGAGGCGGTACACCCATAGATACTCAGATTTTTTTAAGCAGTGGTGTTTGGACAAAACCTGCTGGAGCAACCTATGTAGAAGTTTATTTGGTAGGTGGCGGTGGTGGCGGTGGATCTGGTAGAAGAGGTGTAGGAAGTACAGCTAGATATGGTGGGGGTGGTGGATCATCTGGTTCTTTTAATATTGCCAAATTAAATGCAAACACTTTAGGAGCTACTGAGAATATTTGGATTGGTGTTGGAGGAACTGGAGGTACTGCTGTTACTATAAATGATACTAATGGGAACCAAGGTGGAATAGGTGCATTATCCTTATTTGGTGGTACTGGAGTTTCTACTACTGCAAAACTTACAACAGGAACTTCATTTGGTGGTGTTGGTGGAACAGCTATTTCACAAGGTGGTTCTTCTGTTAGCAATTCTATGTTCTTTTTCTATGATTGGTTA